AACTCTCCGGGCATAATCGGAGTGTCGTCGCCCTTAATCCTAAGGCCGCGAGACTTGAGACCGCCCGGAAGGTTGGAAAGAGTTCCCGCGTCCACTAATTGTCTAAGTATTGCGGTCGCAGACTTGGACAAGCCGCCGATCATGTGGACAAGGCCAAACCCATAGAACCCTAGCCCCGGCAGATACTGGTAGTGAACGTAGTGCTCCCGTTGCATTTTTAACGGGTCGTCTTCGTACCAGTTGCGCCGGATCGACAGTATCGTTCTTGATGACTTGTCAATCGTAACGATGTACGGCAAGGCAATCCCCGTGGGAACGCCTTTGTCTGTGTCTTCAAATCCGATCAGGTCAATGTTGACCTGCATTTCCAGCAAGGTGTGCCGGTTGTCATACTCGTAATTATCAGAGTCCCCAGTCAGCCTGTCATACTTTTGCTGTATTTCTGATATGTCAGGAGAGGGGGGCGGCAGGTCAACGTCGGCATAAAAACCTGCCACCTGCAACTTACGAATCTCGTTCGCGCTCCGCTTCATCACATGAGTGGCGCGTTCGCAAGTTGACAGGTCAGAGGCCCCATAACTCACAACAAAGTCTTCTGCCGGCACAAACATTGCGCACGGACGCCCCATATTCGGGTCGTAGTAGACTTTGCGGAAAGCTGATCCAGCGATGGGCAATGAGAACAGTAGCTTTTCTGTCTCAGTGCGATACTCAGTCATGCGCTGGGTAATCAAATAGTTCAGGTAATTCTGAACCCTGTGGGCCTGTTGGGTTTTTTCGTCGTTGATTTTTCCGACAATGGTCGTCTTGACCGGTCCACTTGCAGGGTATATTTCCTGTATTGTTTGTGCCTGAAAGCGGATTACCGCCTCAGACAGCATGGGATGGAATACGCCACAGGCGCCCTCCCACGGGGTTGATCTGTCTTCAAATTTGAGTCCAAGCAGGTCTAGCCCGCGAACATAGGAGTCTTCCCAGTCTGCGCGGCTATTCCGGTCGGCCTCAAAGGAGGCGACCAGCTCGCCGGCAAGAAGCTGAAGATCTTGATCCGACAAGAACTCAACGAGGTTGGAGTCATGCTTGGCGCCTAAAAGCTCCCCCGCGTCTGGGTCTAAGTCTATTAGTACGCCGCCTTCCTCATCATAAATACCCACGGACTCGGGGTCTTCTATGACAATCTCCAGCGCAGACGCTTCCGGCTCCTCAGCCAAGGGCATCATTGCCCGATCAATGGCCATTACTTAATCTTGCCGCCTTTGAAGTAGCCCTTGGTATTGGGCACTGTGACACCGCCCATTTTCATGCCATTCTGATCCACCAAGAACGCGGGCCTCATCTCCCCCGTCTTAGAGTCCTTGACCTTTCCGCCACCCTTCATCTTGCCGGGATCTTTTTTCGGCTTGATGCTGGATTTGGGTGCTTTTTCCTCTATAGACAATGACGGTCCACTGATATAAGCCCGTGAGGCGCCTCCCGGCTCTTGATTAGCTAGGGCGACTTTGTTTATGGTCCTGCTCAAAGTGGCGTTGTGCTTTGGCCCCAAGCCCTTCGGTATCTCAGCAATAACTGCGCCGCCGTCAGCATGCTTCTTGGCTTTGATCTTGCCGCCACCGGCGTACATCTTAGAGGTTTTCTTCATCATGACCGTTACCTGCGTATAGGTTGTCGAATACTCTGTTTACGTCCAGCGTGTAATCCAAATCCGATTTGGAGTAATGGATGTGCTGAGACGGCCTAAAATCTGGTGCGCCTTCGCCTGTCGAGAACCACGCTGGGTGTGTCACCCTGACGCGGTTGTTTGGCAAGGCCACTATGTTTCCTGTCCACCGGCCTGCATCTAACAACTCCATCACATGGCTCTGCTTGTGCTGTGCAGGATCGTCCGCGATTTCGCTGTCGGTGTAGTCCACCGTGAACATGTACTTGGCGGGATAAAACTCGCCATCAATCTTTGCCAGCCAAGGGCACGGTGTCGCCCGCTCAAGGACATACACAGCGTGCTCGCGAGAAGAGCAGTCCCAAGGCTGTGCCGCGTATACCGGCATTGGTTCCGGCCATTCCTCAAATGGAGTGTCGCCAACCAGCGCCGTTATCGGCATCCGCGCCCACATTGCGCCGCCATGCACATTAGGCTCGTCGGTGTCATAGGTTTCTGCGCCAGTAAAGATGACCTGAAAGCTCAGGCATCGACATGGCATTGTGGTAACCGCAATCGCCATTGCATGAAGAAACTCACCGTGATACTTCTGGTGGTTGTGCGTGTATTCACGCCGCACCCAGCACTTGAAGTGCGGGATGTTGCTCTGCAAAAAAGCCACTAGCCTTTCTCCCCGTAAAACCTGCTCTCCCACTCTTTATGCCGTTGCAGAGGGACTTTGTAGTACGGGAAGTATCTACCAATGTATATACAGAACTTGTTAAGAATATGGAGCGGCCAAGGCAAAGGCCGCATATAATCCATAAACAGCACCACCCTTGGGTGATCTGTCAGGTTTATCGCAAAATGCTCATAGGTGTCGTCAAAGACAACAACCTCACCGTCCTTCCAGCGATACTGTTCGCCCTGAACCGAAAGGGTACAGCCCTTGCCGTCCGTGGGGATATCCACGCCAAGGTGCATTCTCAGCACGCCAGACCACGGACCCTCATGGGGAACCAGCATCTTATTTGATTCCAGTATGGAAAAATAAACAGAAACAATACTTGGGTCGCTGTCCACGACCTTCATGGTTTCTGGAAACTGTTCGCAGTTTTTCTCAAAGCGGATATTGTTCGCCTTCAAGAAAAACATCTTCCACTTGTCGTCGTTGGATATGTATACCTGCTCAGGGCTAATATCCTGAAACAAGGGAAACTCATCCATCCTAGCCCTAGCCCTGTCGAACTCAGCTCTTATAACACCATGATTTTCTTCCAGTTTCTTTGCTACTGGAAAGTCTTTGGTATTAAAGTAAGCGGGTCCGCCCAGACTGGAGTATTTGCGGAATAGCGGCCTCAGCCAACGCTCTATGGCGTCAACCTTGCCGTGCCAAGCATTAACCTCTGCGCTTGTCGCGGTCATTAGTAGTAGTCTCCCCTCCTACCGTAGTCAACGTACTCGTCCTCCTCATCAGTGTGGAGAGAGAGAAACCCTCCCTGACGGAATCTGAGTAACGCCTGCGTGGAAGAGTCAACCAAGTCATCGTGCTCCCCCGAGGGGAAAGCCGCAAACTCCTGTACCACCTCTTCCGCGAATCGGGTCTCCGGCGCCCAAACGACGCCAGAAGCAAACAAGTCAGCAACAGCGTTCACCCTTGCTATCTTGTCGTTACCACGGGACGGGGTGTATTCCGATACCGGAATTCCCATCGCCCGTAGCTCAAAAATTAATGGCATCCCTGCCGCTTTAGCCTCCACTATAAATGCGTCCGGTTGCATCTCAGCCCAAAACTCATAGGCTTTGCGCTTGAGTTCAGGAAACTCCAGACGTTCTTTGTAAGCATCCAGTAGGATGATATTGGGCTTGGTAACCCCATCTTCGTCGGGTGTGTAGAACACGCCCCACGTTGTGCAAGCTGAATAGTCTGATCTTTGCGTTTTCAGAAACGCGGTATCCCACGATTGAATAATAAATTCACACGGGGGCGGGCGATCCTTGTCCCAGACCTGCCACCATTCTCGCTTGATAAGTGCGCCCTCTTCGGACGTTGGGTTTTGCTGGTACTGTGCATTCCATTTAGACGATGGAAGTTCGCTACGCAGAGCCTCTAGCTCTGTTTGACTCCAGAACTCAGGCCACAGGGGCTTCCCTGAAGGCATGATTGCCGGAAACTCAATGACCTCCCACTCATCACTGCCTGCGCGTTGAGTAGAGGATTTAATAATCTTGCCGGTCAGATCCCGCATGTGCCAACGGGTCATCACCACTACGATAGCGCCTCCCGGCTGTAGACGCTGTCGGGGACCGGATGTGTACCAGTCATAGGTTCTGTCGAAGACCGAAGGGTCTCCTGACTGACCCTCCTGCTCTGAATGCGGGTCATCAATAATCAGAAGGTCGGCGCCTTTACCTGTTACGGCACCGCCGACACCGATTGCGAAGTATTCTCCGCTTTTATTGGTGCTCCAGCGCCCCGCCGCCTTTGAGTCCGCCCTGAGCTGTAGACTGGGAAAGACCGCTTTGAAGTCCTCCGAGTCCACAAGGTTCCGCACTTTACGACCAAAACCCACCGACAATTCTGCGGTATGGGCTGTCTGGATGATCTTTTTTGCCGGGTATTGGCCTAAAAACCATGCTGGCAACAAATAAGAAGCAAACTCAGACTTGGTGTGTCGAGGCGGCATATTGATGATCAAACGCTTTAACTCGCCCCGTGCGATCTTTTCAAACGCCTCCGCCATGATCTTGTGGTGGCGCCCCTCAATGAACGCCGGCCACATATACTTGACGAAGCCCATGAAGGTCTTTTGTGCGTCTTCTTTCTTTTTGGCTTGCTTGATTTGATCAAGAAGCTCTGCCGCCTTGAGTTTTGCCTCTGGGCCTGCGCCTTTAAGTCGCTTTGCGATCTCCGGCGTTATTAGTTCTGACATCGGTGCTCCACCAGACGTGGACTCTTCCACAGCTCTCGCACCGTGCGTACTCGCTTACGACGCGTTTTTTCCTGACAACCTTCCTGTCTTCGGTAGGTCCACCGCAACTACACTGCATCAGGCCATCCTTGCTTTCTTGGTGCGAGGGAATGATCGGTTTTTTGAGCGAGAAGCCACCTTTAGATTGCTTTTCTCGTTTGAGCCACCCTTTGCTAAGGGCTTCTTGTGGGCGACATCCTTGCCGTCACCCTTGGTAACCTTTCCCGCATCTTCCATTGCATCACGAGCCGCGTTTCTTTTGGCGCGGTTTTTCTTCTGCTTTGGCTTGGAATGGTAGTTGTCGTATTCCTTGCGGTAGTTACGCCGCATTAATAGCCTCTTCCGCCCTTACCGCCGCCATAGGATGGCCTACCGCCTCCCTTGCCGCCGCCAAAGCCGCCGTACATCTGCTGACCGCCTCCAAAACCCCCATAGGACGGCATGCCTCCGCCAAAGCCCATGCCATAGCCGCCGGCATAGGGGTTGAATGATCTCTGATAATAGGGCTGGGTATAGGGCATAGCGCCCGTGCCAAAGCTCCCCTGCGTGTTTGAGAAGGGGGACATTGTTGGCTGTGATGATCGGGGTTGATAGCCCTCTGGTGCCGCTATTCTGTGGGTTATCTCACCTACGTTATCGCCGTAGGTTGATATAAAAATCTTTTCGCCTGTCTGCGGGTTGGTATAACCCTCTGCTGTTCGCATAGCTTGCCCTATCATTTGCCCCGGATTAAGAACGTTATCTGCAACAAAGCCAGTAGGCACTGCATTAGCTATTCGCTGTTCTCTTTCCTGCGACTTTTGTAGGAAATCAGGGCTAAGTTGACCAAGCTGACTTTGACCGCCTGCCATATTTGCGGTAAGGCCGCTCTGCCTTGCCTGAAGCGCGCTCAGCCCTTGCGGTTGCATGCTCTGAATCTGCTGGAACCTCTGCATGCCGGTATCAAACTGCTCTGGCGTGAGCTGGCTCAGGGCCATAATACCGTTTAAATATGGGTTCATGCGTTAAACATCCTAGTCAGTGTTCTTGATGTAGAGCATCTCAAACGCGGAAGATATATCAAATGTGACACTTGCCGAGGAAGATATTGCCCGCACCTCAATGTCGGTTTTTTCTGCAAATTCTACAGGGATAACCAAGCTGTTTTCGATGTGCATTCCTGTGGTTAGCGACTTAATATCCTTGGTCTGGAAAACCTCGCCATACGGCCTCGCAACAAGCAACAACGTGCATACAGCAGGCGTGTTTGAGGTTGTGCCGTTGGACACGTCATACTGCATCAAGTAACCCGTGTAGCCTGCCGGGATAGTCCATAGCGCCATCAGGGTCTGGTTTGTACCATCGCCGTTGATCGTGGCATAAATGTTTGCCGGGACGCCCGTGGTAACAGTGCCTGTGCCTGCGTAAATGATTCCCGCATTTGCGCCACCCGAACCCGCAGAGCGAACAATCATTCTGTTTATCCGCAAATAAGACTGGGTGGTATTTACTTCTGTTTGACCGCTTAAGGTCACAACCTCGGATATTTCGTTGTAATCGCCATCCAACCCGAACAATTCAACGGTTCTGGCGCCGGTCCCCGCTGAGGTATCGTTGGTAGAGCTACTAGAAACCTTCAACACGGTCGCCGCAGACAGGTATGAATACAAACCGCCTTGAGGCCAAACGGTTTCTACCGAGTCTGCAACCTCCGGGTTGTTGCCAAACTTGTAAATGGACTCATGGTAAGCAATCTGACCACGCGCCACCTGTAGGTTAAACGGCTCGGTGAGACCAAACCTAGAAATCGAACTGTAATCTCTAGGCATAGGTTCCCCTTCCCCAGTCCTTAGACAAGTCTAGGCTGGTCTAGATTTGCTTAAATACTAAAAATAAAAAAAAATAGAACAGAAACAGGTGTTTCTTTACTAAGTAGAACCGTTCTAAGGACTAGAACAGAAACAGATCTAGTACATTCCTAGCACTAGGACTGTCCTAGATAGAGAAATCTCCAGATTTTAGAGATCATACCCCCTTGACAAGAACATGTCTACAGTAAGACAGGGTTTTTTTGGTAATTTTTGGCAAATTGTGAAAAATAATGGGGTGGGGTG